ACAGTGTTTGTAGAATTATTGCAAAACATCACGAAAGTGTTACGTTTGTATGGCACAGTCTTCACTATGTCTCCGGCCTTGTCTCCAACTGCTCTACCGCCGTTCTTGTTGACTTCCGTTATCTTGGCTTGTTGTTTGTGTAATTGGAACGCTCCTCCGGTGCTTTTGTCATCTGCGTATGGCATGTATAGAAGACCTGCATATATTTCCCTTGGGTTGTCGATGTGTGGAGTTCTTGAACTGAAATCAACAGGTTTGTGCATTACTGTTTGGCAATCACTGCCTATTTTGTCTCCACCTTTGTCCCATCCTCGTGGACTTATTGTTTGGTCGATGTCTGCCACATCTGGCATCAGATCACCAAATATATTTTTCACTTCCCTGTAAAATGATGCTGAGGTATGGTATTCGGCAAACTCTCTCCATGCGTCTGAAACCACACCTTGTTTCAACATTTGATCTGATTTGAGTCTAAAACATATACCGTCGTCAAACGGTTCAGTGGATAGAAGTTGTTGGGTGGGCCATTCTTTTTCTAGCGTGGAATAGACTACTTCAGGTAAAGCATCTTCTATTATTACATGCGGATAAGGATCCATTTGCAACGTTGGTGTCTTTTGTAATACTGAAACGGTCATTCCAAGTGCTCCATTATGTCGGGTATGTTAATTTTGAAGTTTATCATGTCACTGAATCTTTTAATGCCTTTGGGTTTGCCACCTTTTTCCCTTTGAATTGGCACAACATCTGCCAGGTATAATTTATGACTTAGGCCTAGATGGTGTGATAGCAATGGATAAACTTTCTTGTGTATCATGTTTTTGTCTTGTATTTCAATTACTTTTGTCCCTGGGTGGCACCATAACAAGTTTGTCAAGCCAGCGCCATGGGCCGCCAATACATGTGAAGCCTCGGCAAATGTTTTCATTTGATCTTTTATAGATAATTTTTCTAGCACTACAGTTTCCCAACCCTTCAACTTCAAAAGTAATTCGTCTGAATTGACTAGTTTCCTTGATGTCGCACCCGGTCTTAGCACCACAATCTTCCTGTGAGGTTTGGCTCCTTTCAAGTTTTCAAGGCCCTTGAAATGCCTAAGCCATGGAGCCAATGGAGGTGTTGTAATCCCGTCTCTGACGTTGCTCATGCTTGGCACAATTAAATGTTTGAACTGCCATGTCTCTCCCTTGGGCATGACAACAATCTTGACATCAGGAAAGAGAGCCTTACAAACTTTTTCAAAATAAGGACTATGATTGGCCATAATGTAACAATATCTGTTGAAGTTTGTTGACCACCTTTTCTCTATTAATCTAAATTTTGATATCACATCTATCCATATATGCCACGGATTTGCCAGACTGTCCTCGTCCACAGGCAACCAGACATATGTGTATGTCTCGTTAAATGATTCTTTCACTGGTGGTAGTTCGATGTCCATTTTGGTATCCCAGTCTGTCCAAAGTTTATGACTTTTGTGTGGTTTGTGCCGGCTCTTGTGTGTCAGTTTCCATACGTGCTCTGTGATCAATTTGTTTTCCCTTGTCAGTAGTAAAGGACAGGTATGGACCTTGCAGTTATGAAACTCCGCAACAAATGTTGGTAAACTAGTGAAGTGTGGATCGATAGATTCGTGATAAGGCACTGTATAGTTGTACTCAGGATCGACCATCTCCCAACGATCGAGGAAATACTTTAGCGAGGATATATTTTTGACTGGCATTTTATTAATAATTATGTTATAATACACGATCATGATATTATTTTCAAATGGATGCAGTTTTCTAACACCTCGTCCCAAAGACGGTGTTGACACATTTACCACGAAAATAATTGCTGACAATTACAAAATGGATCTAGCAAACTTGGCGATGGGAGGTAGGGGAAACACAAGGATAGGATTTTCCACCAAAGTCTGGGTAGAACAAAACAATGACAAAGATATTTTTGCCGTTATAGGATGGTCCAGTGCTGTCAGGAACGATTACATAACAGATGATGGATGGAAGAAAGGACGCATACCAGGGTCCGAACTCACCTGGCGTACGTGGAAGACATTGGATAATGTAAGTTTCATACGAAGTCATAAGGGGTGGGACATAGAAAACAATCTTACTATGAATTTCCTTGATAATGTTTTTGATCTACAGAACTACTTTGAACGTAAGCGAATACCTTATGTGATGTACAATTCTTTGCCTAACGATTTTGGAAATGGCACAGAGGACTTTCATGTGATTAGGAATGCAATCAACATGGATAGATTTTTTAGTCCAAATGTAAGCCACCTTGAATTTGTTTCTGACAAAAAATTAATCGTTAGTCCAACTGACCCTCATCCATCCGCAGAGGGACACAAACAGTGGGCAGAAAAGTTGAAAGATTATATTGATGCTAACAATCTACGCACCATTTAGTAACGAAAAAAGTAAGGCCTGGGAAGTGTTCAAAGGTGTTGAACAGTCGTGGCCAGAACAGATCACAACGCTTGACAACGCCGTTGAATCGGAGCCTGTCAGTAACAGTATGTTTTGGGGATTTGTAAACAACAACCTCGATATGGTCAAGAAATTGGAAGCACGAAATCATGCTTTCTGGTTTGCGGACACTCCATATTTCGGTAGATTTGATAACAGTAATCTTAAACCTAATAACCATTACTGGAGAATGTGTAAAAATTCAATTCATGTTTCATACATAAAAGACTGTAAAGCAGACAGATTTGAAAAGTTTGGAATAAAAATCAAAGCACCGAACTTTGCTGGCAAACATGTTTTAGTTTGTCCTAGTTCTCCCGGAGTCAACAATTACTTGGACAAACCAAATTGGACCAACGACACTATTGAACAGATTAAAAGGTACACAGACAGACCTATCAAACTTCGACACAAGCCTAGGGGCAGGGGTACATCGGGACCGAGTGAGGCAAAGGTACCCCTATCCGAGGATCTAAAAGAGGCATGGTGTGTAGTTACAAGTTGTTCGATTGCGGCAGTGGAGGCCATATGTGAAGGTATTCCTGTTTTTTGTGACAATAAAAGTTTTGCTGTAGACGTTGGAAATGTAGAACTTTCAGACATTGAGAATCCTTATTACGGCGGACCTGAGCCATGGCTATATAGTCTAGCCTACCAGCAATTCACTCCGGAAGAGTTTTCAAATGGCGCCGCAGTTGAAATCCTATTAGACAAAGGAATATTATGAAGTTAACACATTTTGGATGTTCATTTGCGGTTGGAAATGCTATACCCCGATACATACCAGGGCTCAAGTCTAGTGGATTTGTTTCACGTCGAAAAAAAGAAAGAAGGAAACTTGAAAAAAAATATAACATTGATCTGAGTAAGCCAATCAATTGCGGGAAAATACTTGCACATGATCTAAATTTGAAATATAAGATGATAGCAGAAAATGGCGCCAGCAACGAGAGAATACTAAGGACCGTGTTACAAGCCGATCTGCAAGACACCTTTGTTTTGGTAGGATTGACCAGTCATAATAGGCGGGAAGGCTTGACGACTGCAAGAACAAATAGGTATGCCAATAGGAATACGCATTGGCAGACATGGAAAATAGTTGGACCAAAAGATGACACAAAATATAAAGATCTGAGATTTGATCCGTGGGTCAATAAAGGAAACAGAGAATTTTTTCCAGCTATTGAAGAGGAAGGACAGATAAGAACTGTAATACAGATACTTTACATGCAAAATTATTTTAAGGCAAATAATATTCCATATTTGATGTATAATGCTTTGTATAATGGATTGGATGATCCTTTTACCATTGAATGTGAAGAATTATTGGCAAAAGTAGATCAAACAAAATATTTCAAATTGCAAGGTGATTTCAGCAACACACAACACGGATTTTGCCTAAAAAACAAATTGACTGTGTCTGATCTAGATGAACATCCAAACATGCAAGGACATACGGCATGGGCTCAAGAATTATTACCTATGGCAAAAAAAATATTATGATAGAACAGTTATCAGATGGATTATGGGTGCCATCGTCTGATGCTCAGATAGAGCAATGGCGTGATAAAGGCTACCCACATATGCAAGACAAGTGCCTAAAACAATTTTTGCGTTGGTGTGATCGTAACGACAAGAAGTTCAAAATGGTTCTTGACATAGGCGCTTGGTGCGGCACTTGGTCTATGGCAATGCAAAAGTATGCTGACCAAATATTCTGTTATGAGCCTAACAAGACACATTTTGAATGTTTGATTAAGAACGTTGGACATCATGAACAAATTAAATTATTCAACCATGCTATAGGTAACCAAGACGGCAAGATAAGACTTACAAATGAGACTGCTACTCAAAACACAAGGGTCTTGTTAGAGAAAGGAGACACTGTGATATCTAGGTTGGATTCGTTGAACATATCAGATGTTGACATGATAAAAATAGATGTCGAAGGACTTGAAATGGAAGTGCTTAAAGGTGCAGAGAATTTATTGAAAAATGTCGAGTGTGTAATGATAGAGTTGAATAACAATAGTAAAAAATATGGTAGTAGCAACACACGTATTGAAAAGCATTTAGAAAGCCTGGGCTTTGATATTCTAATCAAAACTTGGCCAGACATTGTTTACAGAAAGACATGATGTACGAATATTTGAAAAAATTAAAAGTTGAAAAAGACTTTACTCCTGATAGGATATTAGATATTGGTGCCTGGAATGGATTTTGGACCAGAAATGTTAAGGAGATTTGGCCTGACGCACATTATACCTGCGTAGAAGCAGGACCTAAACATGAGAAAAAATTAAAAGAAATAACCTCGGATTACCACATTGCAGTGCTAGGTGATAGCAATCGAGATGTAAAGATGTATCTAAGGGAGATTGATAAGGGAAGCAAAAAGAAGGTGACTTACACTAAAGGCTCAACATTGTTTGGAATATTCAAAGATTATGAAATAAGACAGATGACAACCTTGGACACTTTGGTTGGTAAGGATGCACAGTTTGACTTGATAAAACAGGATGTACAAGGTGCTGAAATAATGGTAATGCAAGGTGCTCCGGACATCTTCACACGTGCCAAATATGTAATACAAGAAGTAAATTTATTCAAAGATAAAGACTTTCCCGACATGCCTGCAGAAAGCGAAATGGATGAATTCATGTTTCAACTTGGTTTTAACAACAGCGAAATAATCGAGCAAAAAGAAAACGTTGAACAAATAGATAAAATCTATTTTTGAAATTTTCCTACGATATTATTATAAGCATTAACATCTACCTGCATCTGAAAAACTGGGCTTCTAATATATTTTTTTGTGCTATGAAAGAATTTAATAGTTTTACATTTTGTAAGCAACAAAACATTAGGATGATATTTTATTTGTTTACCGGCCAGGTGTACGTAGGCGGAGGTGCCGTCACTTCTTTCTTTGAAGAACCAGAGACAAATGATGTCTTGGGATAAATCTAGTTTGTCAAAATTTTCATGTAACACTGCTTTTGTATTATGTTTCTCGCAGAACTCTTTCCATATATGATGACTAGTGTTGTTTTGATTTTCGTATAATTTGTCATAATCATTTAGTTCTATAAGGTTGGTAGCCAGCACATGTTCTACTGGTTCTGTATGATAATTTTGCGGTTTTAGTTTGTTCCAATCCATTATGCACTGAAGAGATTGATTGCTTCCTTTTTCCAATCGTCTGAGTAATCACAGTGCCTGTATCCATCGAACCACGGTCCACCTTCTGTGTAGTGTAATATCTTTGGTGACCCATCCTCAGGTTCTCTGTACCAACCAACAAGCCAGTTGTAATGATGGGGTAAGTCGCCAATTTCTGAATCTTCGAGCCAACTGAATCTGTGTAGGAATTTTGGTGTTTGGCTATTTAGGAATTCTGGTGTGAGCATCTTATTCTTTTCGTGTTCGCAATTCCATAGAACCATGCTACTCCAATTTTTTCTTGGGTATACTGTTTGCACTTGTCCGTCCATTTTAGTGGTTTCTTTTGGTGTGTAATCATGCTGAACGCAAACAACTGCCTTACTTGGGTCCATGTACTTGGTCAACATATGACTAGGGATCTTCCATAAGAAGTCACAGTCACAGAACACTGCCCATCCTTTGAAGTCATTCAAGTAAGGAACAAAAAATCTAGTGAATGTAAATTCTGTTGAGGCAAGTTTATCTTTTTCTCGTGTGTAGATTCCTTGGGCTCTCATATCATTTTGTTTGAGAGCGATAACTTCGGCAGAAGGATCTCTACGTTTTATAGAGTGTTCACAGACTTGATATGCTATGTCTTCTCTGGAGTCCCAGCCTACGTAAATTTTCATCTAGATAATAATTCGTGTATTTGTTTCCAATTATTTACACGGATTATATCTGGGTGATTAAAATCTCGATTGTATGGATGGTCAATTAATATAGGCTTTAAACCGTATTTGAGCCCGGCTACAGCGTTCTTTGGCTTGTCTTCCACCCAATATAGTCCGGTACCATGAAATTCGGCCAAAGCAGAATCTTTATCAGCACCAGTGTCTAGAATATGATAATTCTTGAATATGTGATCACCGAATAGTTCACCAAGTCTTTTCTTCCTTACCAATTGGGCAGGTATGTCAGATGTCTGTGAAGTTATTGGTATAAATGTCCAACCTTCTGCCGCTAAAAGTTTCACCCATGTCTGTGAATCTTCTATAGGACATTGTGTGGCCATCCATGCACTTTTATTGAATTCTCTTATTTCTTTTCGTATTTCTGGTATAGTAAGGCCAAACCTTTCGGCCATCTCATATGTGTTTTCTTTGTTTGGCAGTAGTTTATATGGATACACACGTTCATTATCGTTATAGTAAGAACGTTGCAACATCCAGTCCGTGAAATGTTTCTCCCATTCCAGTAGGACACCGTCTACGTCTGTCAGTATTATTCTATTTGATGTCTGCATCTTCCATACCTGCGACCCTCAATTTAACAATGTTTGTAATCTGCCATTGTTTCTGATCCAGTCCTTTGGTGATGCCTAGCCATTGATTTCTTATCAAAGCAAAGTCATTAATAATTTTATCCATGTCAACAACATCGTCCTCACCGTCAACATACTTTTCCGCATCTCTGCTTGATAATGCTCTGTTGTAGTTTTCTAAATATTTTCTAAATGTCTTAGATCTTAATCTACGCAACTCTATGTTGAGATATTCTAGTATTGCCTCTAGTTGCTGTAGTTGTCCGAATCTTTCTTCAACGATACCTGGCAGTGCGGCACTGGCTCTTTCAAGGTTACCGTATATCTTGCACTGCTTTTTTGCTTCTAGTAATTCTTTATCAAAGTATGCTATGCAGTCTGGTATTTTGTCTAAGTTCCTGCTAACTTCGTTGTACCAATTAATCATCTTCACCGTATCCGTCCGACTCATCGTCTTCTTCGAACACAGTATTAATTGCTTCTTCTAATTTAGGATCGTATTCGGCTGACGCTTTTATTTCGTCAGTTTCTACACCGATATCTTCTAAACTTTTGATGAAGTCTATTGCCATGTCCAGTTTTTGCCTCTCCGGTACGTAGTGTACTACAGAGTCCCATAGTCTTTCTATGTCTTCGTGTGTAAAGTCGATCATTATTCTTTGACGTCCTCTTCTACTTCTTCTGTGGGTACAGTTTCTTTAAACTCAGCCATTATCATATCTAATTTATCACCTACCCATGCTTTTCTAAACTCTATGTGCTCCTTGCCTTTAGAATCAACGTATTTTAGTCTGTTACCTTGTTGTACAAGCAGACCTTTTTTCTCAAATAAATCTACAAGTCCACTGTAAGGATCCATTCCTGTGTCATATGGAATCTTAACTTGCACACCTTCAAACGGTTTAGCATATCTTGTTTTCATTACTTTACATGCCGCTCTGATACCTCTCACATCGCTTACCTTGTTGCCTTTTTCGTCTTCTTTTAATTTTAATTTCTTCATTGCGACAACTATGCTAGATGCATAGATAAATCCTTGTCCACCTGATATTTTATCATCAGGATCAAACATGTCCTGTGATGCGTAGGTATGATTAGTTGCTATAAGTCCTACATTCCAACTTCCAAACATGTTTACGCAGTTTCTTACAAGTGCTGTCAGTGCCTTTGGTTTTCTACCTAGGTCACCTTTCATCTCACCTGCTTCAAACTGATTAACATCAGTTGGTGTCAACAACATGCCTAAACTGTCTATCACGAATAGAACTTTGGGTGCACCTTCCTTGTTGTCTGCATGTTGTTCTTTGTAACCTTTCATGAACTCTGAAACAGTTTTTGCTACATCATCAACCATTGACATACTTAATTTCATAAGTTTGTCTTCGGAAGTGTCAACGTTTAGTGCCTGTAACCACTGTTCATCTAATGCATTCTCTGTGTCGATCAGTATGACAAAGATGCCTTGGTCTTGTGCGTTTTTAATAATGTTGCCTGATGCTATGTAAGATTTACCTGCACCAGACTCACCGGCAAGTACTGTAACTTTGCCTAGGGGAATTCCTTTGTTGAAATCACTAGTCATCAAATAGTTCAATGCGTAATTTCCTGTTGATATCCAGTCTGTCGGGTCACTGAAACCTATGCCTAGTCCCTGGATTGATTTGGTAATGCTTTTTCTAAACTTTGTTGCGTCAAATACTTTTGTCATAATTTATATCCTTGTAATCTATATTAGCATACCTAGGCCCTAACGTCAATGCTAGGGCCTTGGTAAAATGTCAGATTATTTTGCTTGTCTTGATCTAATCAACTTCAAGATGTCTTCTGCTCTCTTGGCACTGTCACCTGCAGGAGCCGTAGCCGCCGCTGGTTGTGGTGCTGGTGCAGATTCAGTCACAGGAGCCGCTGTTGGAGCCGCTTCTGTTACCGGAGCCGATGCTGTTGGTACTGCCGCCTGTGGTCTACCTTGGTAAGCCACGCCTGCTGGCCTGAAGTACTGTCCATACTGCTCTAGGTCATAAGCCTCACCTTCCACAGATTTCTCAAATAATTCTTTGATTATTTTAACTTCTGCTTCAG